ATCGTACGCGTTATCACCGGTGTTTTTCCAGTCAATCGTTGTGTCAAGTCCCGCGATGATCTCCGTGGCCTTGTTCGAATCGAGTCGCCTCCTTGTGAATTTTGAAGCGGGTACACGATACGCAAGTTCCGTCTTTGGTCTGTCCATACCGTCTTGTACGGGTTTAAAGAAAAACGGGAAGTTAACAGAAATGGGTACAACCTTATCTGTGAACATTTTCTTTGCATCGGCACCAGATTTGGACAAAATCCCAAAACGTGCGTCGGACGATATTGTTGCCATATTAACGGTCTCCCCAGACGCCATGAATGAAAAGCCTGAACGTCTGTTCTTGAGATAGCACATACCATAACTTCTTCTGTCGGCTTTACAAGCTTCCCAGAATATGTAGAATAATCTGTTTGATTCCCTAAACTCTGGCTTCCCAACATCAATTTTGGACCACTGCAAGTACATAAAGTGAGTACCAGTAATGTAAGTATCCACGCCTTTATTATTGAACCAGTGTCCGCCTTCTCTTTTATTAAATTGCTCATCTATATATGGTCCCCATTTAGTTTTAAAATTTTCAGGATAATCCCTCCAATCAAATATACTTTTTATAGCATTTAATTCTCTAGGGTACTCCTCGACAGTCCATCTGTCTGTTGTCTTATCTAACTTCCCTGGCGACTTCGGCAAAGCTATCCTAAGGTTTTGTATTTCGTATATTTCACCTATTTGACCAGTTTTGCTTATTACTACAATGTCGTGCTCTTTGTGGTATCCATACCCCCACTTCTTACCTTTATTAAGTCTAGAAATAGTTGTAAGTTTTACAGGAGTTACTACCTTATATAGATTCTGCTCGTACATTACTTAGATCTGTTTTCAGCAAAGCCTTTGAACTCTATTGTTTCAAGCTCTTTCTTAGGTTTGTTCTCTAATACTCTTTCTTCCTCCTCTATACGTGTTAGTATTTCAAAAGCGTCAAATATAGCTAGTTTTTTTGTAGCTGCAGCATTCTTAAGTTTATCCGCAGTTAGGTCGTCGTCTGAATCCACGATAGGCTCTTTAGCTACTTTTATTAATTCCTCAACTGCCTTTTGCCCAGCTAGGATTATATTCCTCTTCGTTTCCTTTGTATTCATATTTAATTGTGATTGAATTGGTGGGTACTCGGTATAACCTCTGCCCTTCTATTACAAACTCATATTCTGAGTTCGGCTTAAAACCTACTAATGACTCGGTTTTTATTTCGTCATTACCTAGTTTTACAATACCTATTAATGGCTTCTCAAATGCTACAGAAAACATCTTGTCTTCTTTTATGGGTTTAATAAAACAAAACCCTTTTAAAGCTCTCCATTCGTCGCCTCTTTTAAAAGCGTATATTTGATCAGCTTGTACGGTATAAACATCTTCAGCTAAATAATTTTTACTATCCTTCTCATTACCTCTAACGTCTCTAAACCTTCTAAAAACATTATGATGCACAATTACGTCATCTCCTTCTTTTAATTCTTCATTACCAACTAGAGGTAAATTAAGTATTGTACCTACTCTATTTGTATAACTGTGATTCTGCAGATCTGTGTTTAGTAATAACGTTTGCCCTTCTATTTTTTTAAACCCAACGGTTCTATCGCCTTTTGGTTTTACTAAATAATTAAAAACGCTTTGCATTTTAATAGTTTAAATCGTACTCCACAGAAATGGACATGTTTTTATTAAAGTCTTTCCAAGGCATTATTGTATCACCTTTTGTTATATGTATAGAGTACTTTTCTTCTTCTTCCAATATATGAGCTATAGTATGACCGCCATACACTTCCTGTCCAACAGCGTAGTGCATAGCGTCATTCTTATAGTCTTTACCGATGCTTATCTTACGAATTAGGTGCATCTGAAATGATTCCTGTTTGTAGGTCGATATTAACAGATCCGAATTCTTTTTCAAGATCAGCTTGCAGCGAGGAAAGATCTTTCACTACGCTTTGTAACTGAATTATCAGCTCAGCCTTATGCCCTTCAAGTCCTCCAATTTTCATTTGAATTTGATTCTGCTTACTAACAGCTTCTTGCAAATCTTTTAATTGTTCTTTTGAAACCGATTTTACTTCGTTTGCCTCTACCTCAATTGTTTTTACTTCACCCATAATGATTTAATTTAATTTAATTGTTACTATTTTTGTTTTTGTTTATACGGAAACGCTTTGTTTAACGCTTCTTTTCTTTTGTTACAACCGCAATCACCAGGGAGTTTATCTACTATTGTTTTAATTCCTGTTGCTTTTGTAATTTTTTCTATTGTATCTCCTAATCCTTTTGATGCCATTAGCAATTCCATTTGTCTAAAGCTAACTTCTTCCTAGTTGGTTCTCCGTTAGGTTTTTTCATAGGCCCTGGCATCCCACTCATTCTTGCACAAAACGATTTTCTACGCTTAGCAGCTTTACTACCTTTTTTGAGTTTAGATGGTTTTGTAGTAACCGCTGTTTGTAGTTTAGATCCAGGGTTGTCTCTTTTATAAGCATCAACACCTTTTTGATTCAAGCCACCAGTTTCTGATTTACCTTCCTTACGTGTCCAAGCTGCTGTCTTTTTAGCAGGTGATTTTGCGCAACTTCCTTTTTCCTCCTTCTTTTTACCAGGCACCGGAGAATACCCTTCCCAGCATCTTTTCAATACTGGGGATTTAGGTTCTTGCTTGTATGCCATTATTTGAAGTATTTCATTTTTAAAGGCGTTTTCTTTTTAAAGAACTTGTTGTTCTTTTCAGCTGGGGTTTCTACTAAAGGATTTGTTTTTGTTACAACCTTTTTAGGCTCTAACTGTTTTTGTTCAAAACCTATTTGCTGCTTTACGTCTCCTAGTGATTTCTTTGTAGCTTGTTCTGTTACATTAAATGTACCCCCTCGATACCCGCTAGCTCCTCGTGAAACTCCTTTGGAATAAACATCATACTGACTTTGAGACCCTTTTACATTTCTTGAGGATTCTTGAAATTTTCTAAGGTTCCTATTAAACTTTCTGTCAGATACTTTTGGATCTGTTTTAACCCAGTTGCCTTTTTCATCTTGCTTAGCATATCCTTTAAGTCGACCTTTGTATCTATCAACTTTTCTCTGTGAGTCTGAAATATCATCACTCAGTTTTTTCATTCGTCTACCTTGAGATCCAGCTTCCCAGCTTTCAACCATACCTCTTTTAGCTTCAACCTCAAAATCATTAAGATCAATTACTTTTCCAGGGATATTCTTTACTGTTTTGGTAGGTTTAGCTGCTGCTTTATCAGCTGCCTTTGCTTCAGCTCTTTTCTTATTAGCCTTCGCTGTCATCTCCGGAGTGATCTTCTTAGGATCAACTTGTTTAGTACCTTCAGCAGCGACTGCTTTATCGTAATTAGCTGTACCTGGTTTTCCTGGAGTTTCCTCTATTATTCTTTGACCAGCGCTTTTAATCTTAACTTCAACAGGCTTGCCATCAATCATTTTCTGTTTAGCTGGAGAAGTTGCTGCTGTATCAGCCGCTTTCGCTTTAGATCTTTCCTTATTAGCTCTTGTTGTCATCTCTTTGGTAATCTTCTTAGGTTCAACGATTTTATCACCAGCACCTTTGATTTTAACCTCCATAGGTTTTCCATCAACTACCTTTTGCTTAAAAGGAGAACTCTTCATTGCGTATCCCCTCATTTTACTCGGCGATGGAATATCTCTAGTTTGATTATTACCGTGGACGCCTGCTTTCCCTACGTTTAGTAAAGGTTCTGTTACCCCCTTCTTTTTGTTGAATAAGCCTGTGCTTACTCTTGCTGTAATTGGTGTGTTTTTTGACATGGTTTAGTTTTTTGTAAGTGTTGTTGGAGCTAGCGTGAGATCCATTTCTGAAGCTGATGGAATAATGACTCCTTTAGCGAACTGTCCAGCATCAATGCCTTTCACTTCTTTGTGTTTATTTTCTTTACCCTTTTTATTATTTGCACTTTTATTTTCGCTTGTAAGGTCTTGCTTTCCGAGATCAACAGCTACAGGTTCTTGCTTTTGTTCGAAAGCTCTACCTACTTCAGCTCCAGCATCAACAAATCTTTTACCCGTTTGCCCAGCCCCATAAACTAGCGCTTCATTCATTTTTAAAGGAGACTTTGATTTCTGAGTTATAGGTGAACAACTTTTTTTAGCAGGGCTATTTTCGAAACCTCCAGTTCCTCTTCTCGGCCCAGGGGCTGATACTTCTTGAAATCCATTGCGGTTATTACTAGCTGCAGACTTTTTAAGTTTTGAGGCTTGACCTCTAAATGTAATTGCCATAATTATGATTGTTTATATGCTTCGTTCTCCCATTCGAAATCAGGATGCCCCTCGTTCATAGTAGCTCTCTTGTAAACCCTAGCAGGTGATCTTGTATCCCTTTTCCAAGTTACAGAGTCTTCAGAATATTGTAATCTACCTGAAGCCATTTGATCTAAATGAACTTTTTCGTGAGCAACAGCTTTTTCTATTTTTTTGTCAGACAGTTTAGAGTTAACAAAAATAGTGCCGTCACGATTGGCTTCAGCCTCAACCCCACTTTCAAGGTCATCTTTTATAATGACAGGAGTACCGAACTTAGAGGTCTTCTCGTGAATACCGAATACTTCTCCGTGTGATTTTAGTTTGAATGCCATTGTTTTGCTTTTATTGTTTTTTAAAACCAGGAACTTTTTTTGCAGGTATTTTTTTGCTTTCACCAAACGCTGTATATCCTTCTTTTTCCGCTGTTTTCTTAGCGGCAGGAACTTTTTTGTCCATTTTCTTATTAGTCTTAGCTATTATTTCAGCTTGTTTCTTTT